ATCCGAAGCAGCCGAGGCTCCAGTAGAAGTTTGGAGTCATTTCAGGAACATGGAGCAGTTCCAAGGTCAAGAAGACGCAGCAATTGCTCAGTCTTTATACGAAGCAATGCAGCGTGAGCAGCATGCAACGCAGGCATTACAGCAATATCAGTCAACAATCCCTATTGTTCAGGAGTACTTGAGCAACAGGAACACATACGAAGAGTGGAAAACAGGGCAGAACCAGCCGCAACAGCAGGTTCCCCAGCAAGCACCACAGCCAGAAGAAAAGAACTGGTGGAGTCCTCCTACTGTTAAGGATGCACATCGTCGATGGCTAACCAGAGATGAGAATGGTAGAGAGGTAATTGACAATAACGCACCTTTAGATGCACGTGCATCGCTTGAAGATTACATGACTTACCGTGCAGATTTTGCACAAAAGTTTCTAGATAATCCTGAACAAGCGTTGGGTGGAATGGTTGAAAAGATCGCCACTCAAAAAGCCGAGGTCATGATTGACCAGCGTATGGGACGCATGAAGGATGAAACTTATGTAAGTAGTTTAGAGAACGATAATAAAGATTGGCTGTATGACCAACAAGGAAATGTATCTCCAGAGGGTCTTGCAGTCCAGAAATATATTAGTGATGCAAAAAGCGCAGGTATCAACGGAGCGCAAGCCCGATGGGATTATGCAACTAAGATGGTTGAACGTGACTTGTTGTTGCGATCAATGCAGTCGATGCAGCAACCCCAAAGGCAAGCAGTCCAGCAACAACCTGTGCAGCAGGCAGCACCGCAACAACCAAGTGTTGAACAGCAGAATATGAATTACTTGAGAAATCAAGCGATGAAAACTGCAAGCCAACGCTCGGCTGTTACGACAAACGCAAGAGTGCCAGAAAAAGCAATGACGTTCCATGAGCGTCTTTTGTCTGCCGCTCAAGAACAAGGAATGTACTAATAACCTAGAGGAATAACTAATATGGCTAGTCCAACCGACTGGAGCAGAGTTATTGCGACTACGATTGTACAGCATCTCCGTGAGGAGGAGTTGACAACCTTTCGCAAATTTAAAGTCTTTGCAATGTTGGAGAGTTCCGGCAATGTTTTGATGAATCAATCAGGCCGAGGTTTTGATTGGAATGTTCGATACCGTAATGCCCCAGTAAGTGGCAATACAGGTGACACTCCAAGAACCTTCAGCCGTGTCAATATGTGGAAGAAAGCAGAGTTGCCTTGGCGTGGCTTTACGACAACTGACGCGATCTATCGTCGTGAAATGCTTGAAAACAGGGGCCAACAGGCTCTTGTCGATGTAGCATCAAAAATGGCAGAGCGACTTCAGGAGTCACTCGAACAGCACCTTTCGTACCAGCCTTACCGTGATGGTAATGCAAGTGGTCACGAAAATGATTTCCACGGAATGGAATCGTTCCTTGGTTACAACGGCACTGTAGATGAGTCAGCAGCAGGCGTTGCTGATGATGATGCTGCTGGTGGTGCTGCTGACCGATTCGGATACCCAGATGATAACTACGCTGGTCTTTCGACCAAACTTGGTTACTACGGTGGTGGACGAATTGGTTCAACAACAGGTGTTTGGCCTGATGTTCCAGTTGATCCAGAACTAGATTTTTATAGTCCTTTGATTATCAACTACAATGCTAACTCCTTCCACGGAGCGAGCGGTGGTTCGACTTGGAAAGACAATTGCGTCTTTGCAGTTCGAGAAGGTATTCATGGTTGCAAACGCAACGACACCAAGGAAGCACAGATCGACATGGTTGTTCTTGACCGTGGCCTCTATGTCACCTTGTTAAATACCTACAAGGATCAAGAGCGAATTGTTGTAGAACGTGAGAACGGACTACGCGCTCTAGGATTTTCCGATGTGGTAAGTCTCGATGGTGTTGAACTAACGAGCGAGTACGCTGTGCCTAACGGTCAAGGGTACGGAATTTCAATCGGAAACATGGAACTTCGTTGCCTTGAGAACCAACTCATGGTTGCCGAGGGGCCATTTTTCTCGGAAGAAACGCAGTCGTATCGGTACGCCTGTAGCACACTTGGCAACTTCCGTTTCAAGTCGCCTCGTAATTTCTTTAAACTCGCTCCTGTAACCTGATAAGGATTTATAAATGTCAAGTATTTTTAGTGATCCGTTCTGGCGCAGAGGGTCTACCCTTCTTAACGCAGAACCAATTGATCTAGACGGTGCTGGCAATCCAATTGCTGGTACAGAAGTTGTAGGTCAGGTCAAGGCATTTCAAGATGTACGCCCAACAGGTGACGGCATGCGGTTCAGCAATAAGTTAGTTTATTGCATCGCTGTTCGTTACACTGGTGCTACAGTTGCAAAAGCCGACGTACCTACGACCGTTGCTGGCGCACGCTATGTACTTAGTGGTGACCAGAAATCAATCGCTGCTAAACGAACGAAGGCTAATGCTGATGCAGCAGTTCCTTCTGGCGTTGTAGATGAGTACCTCACTGGGGAACTCAGAGCCAACGACATTGTTTGGCTTGTAGTCAAAGGCCCAGCGGAAGTTAAAACCAATGGCAGTAGTTCTATTGCTGCTGGCGATAACGTCGTTGAAGGCTCTGTTGCTGGAGAAACAGTCAAGACAGGCACAGCAGGTGCTTCCGCGACTGTTGACGGTACTGCCCTTGCAGCATCCGCTTCCGCAGCAGTAGTCGGTCGAGTCAACCTTCACTGTAACTTCATCTAATGGATGTTTACTTTAGGTAAAAATGCGAAACAGCCCGTGGGTAACCCTGCGGGCTGTTAGCATATATGCGTTATGAAAACAAAGACTTGTGCTATCTGCGGGGAAGACTTGCCGGTAGACAAAAAAAACTTCAGATATCGTGTTCAAAACGGCAAGGGCTATTACACTGCCGAGTGCCTAGAGTGCATCGCAGAAGCGAAGAAAATCTCTAAGGCAAAGAAAGAATCACGACGACAAGAGGCACTTGTTGAAATAGAAAAAGCAGGCGTTGATGTCTTTCTCGCTAGTGCTAATAAAGGTGGAGCCAATGTTCCGCACACTGCGGAAGTTGTCGAGCGAGTCATGTCATACTTTGGAGGAGTCGGTGGGTTTAGCAGTGTGCTGGTAAAGCAATACTGGGATAGCGACCCCGGGGGTAGCCAAAGAAATAAACTGCTAGAAACGATCACTCGCCTTATCTCCAAGAATGTAGAATCAGGTGGTGCTAAGAAACCATTAGCATTGTGGAGTGAAGACGAATTAGAAGAAGAATTGAACCGGCGACTGCACGAAGCGGTAGCAGAATTTAATGGGGTAGTAATCAATGCCACGTCAGAAGAAGCACCAAAAAGTCTCGGTCGATCCGATAGCGGAGAACCTGCCAAACAAAATAACCCAGTACCAAAAAGACTCGCTGAAGGAAATCCAGAACGAGTTGAGGGACAGGAGGCTGGAGGGTCTGAGGCTGTACAGGCCGAACATGAATCAAGAGAGGATACATCGGACGACGGCTAGTGAGGTTCTTGTCATTGGTGGTAATAGGAGTGGCAAAAGCCTAAGTACTTTTGTCGAAGATGCTCGTGCTGCAACAGGTCAAGACCCATTCAAAAAGTATCCTGAAAAAGATGGTGTGCTTGTTATCATCGGCAAGGATTGGAAACATATTGGATTAGTCGTAGTACCTTATTTGTTTAAAGAAGGTGCGTTCAGGATTATAAAAGATTCTGAAACAGGCGAGTGGAGATCATACAACCCAGCAATAGACATTGATCGCAGAGGTGAGACGCACCCTGCTCCCCCCCTCATTCCATCTCGTTTGATCAAAAGCACGTCTTGGGTGTTGAAGAGTGCAAACTATATGCAGCGTTGTGTCTTGATGAACGGGTGGGAAATAAACTTCTTCTCGTCAGAAGGTGATCCCCCGCAAGGATTTTCCTGCGACCGTTGCCATATCGACGAAGATATCAACAACGAGAGTTGGGTTCCTGAGATGCAAGCACGGCTTGTAGACAGGAAGGGTGTGCTGTGTTGGTCTGCTATGCCGCACTCCACTAACAACGCACTGTTGGGTCTGAAGGAACGTGCTGACGCTGGAGAGGAGGTGCTTGGTGAGAAGGCCGACATACAACAGTTCAAGTTGAGATTCCTTGACAATCCTTATCTAGACGACGATGAGAAAAGAAAGTCACTTGAAAGATGGGCTGCTAGTGGCGAAGACGTATTAAGGATGAGAGCCGAAGGAGATTTCATAACAGACTCCATCCTTGTGTATCCAACCTTTGACATGAGGATACATGGCATGGAAAGGAGCGAGTTGCCTAAAGGACAGATACCATACGATTGGTGTAGATACGCAGTCATTGATCCCGGTCATGCTGTAACTGCTATCTTATTTTGTGCTGTACCTCCTACAGAAGACTTCTGGTTGTGTTACGATCAGTTGTATCTCAGGCAGTGCAATGCAACTATTTTTGGTGAAAGATTTGCTGAACGTGTTAAAGACTGGAATTTCCATGCTTTCATTATTGATGCCCACGGTGGAAGGTTGCGTGATATTGGCTCTGGTCGTTTACCTGTTGAGCAGTACACGGAACAACTAATAAAGCATGATGTCCGGTCAGAAGTCACAGGGTCATCGTTTATAGCAGGGTGTGATGACATACTTGCAAGAGGCGAGGCTACGAGGAATGCATTACATATACGCCCACAAGGCACTCCAAAATTGCGTGTACTTCGTCATTCATGCCCAGATTTAGAACGAGAACTAAAGCGTTATAGGAAAATGGTCAACAATGTAGCGGGTGTTTCTATTGTTACTGACAAGCCGAACACACGTGGGGAGTGTCATATATCCCAGTGTTTAGAGTATTTATGTGCATTTCGTCCTGCTTATCATGTCCCCCCAAAAAGAAACGGCGAGAAGGAGCCGTGGTGGGTAAAATGGCAGGCTGAAAGAAGGAAGAGACGGGGAGACAATTCCCCGGGTTATGTATTTTTAGGCCCGTCATCAGGAGATAAGAATGAGCGATAAAGAGTGGAACATGCCAATACCTAATATAGGAGACGTTGTTTTGTTCTCCAAAGACCTTACCGGGTTTAGCGACCCAGTAGTAGGGTTTGTTGCTAAAGAACCGGGGAGTAGCACCATAAGCATTTTAGTATTTACTCAAAGTGGTTACTCAATGGTGCATAACAGTTGTCATCACAAGGATGATCCAGCACTTAATGGCGATCATGGATGGGATGAATTAGGGGTGTGGGACTTTGCATCAATTACTAAACAACTACATCAATTAAAGGACGCAGGTGCTAACTGTGGCTCAAGAAAGTCTACCAAGTAACAATCCTTTGCGGCAGTGCGTAAGCATCTGGGTGAAGAAACTTAAAGCAGCAGAGAAATACAAAAAGCCTTTCACTGAAGATGCAAAAGAGGCTGGTCAATTCTTTGATGGCGATCACAATTGGATGTGGAAAGATTCTTACGCTAGAGGTGAGCGTGGGTACAACAGTAATGTTGCCCCACCTTCCTTCAGAATGCAACTGAATAAAGTATTTGAGTTGGTCGAGATTTTTGCCAGCGTCATCTACCACAGAAATCCTGTGCGTACTGTATCCGTAATGGAGCCACCGGAGGTTCCTCTGTATCAAATGGGTTTAGATGAACCCACTGGGCCAGAAGGCATGCCCAGCGAAGAACAGATGATGATTATTCAAACAGTGAAGGAGGAGGAGACACAAAGGCAGGAGCGTAAGTCTACTGCAAAAATCCTTGAGTCATATCTTAACTTCACCCCGGTAGAACTTGATCTTAAAAGGCATGCACGAAAAGTTGTCAACGAGGCAATGATTAAGGGGGCTGGTGTATTTTGGACAGAGTTAGTTTCAATTGACACTTCCGCAGACATGCAGACTCCACCAATGAAAATGGTTGGTAGTTTTTATGACACGGTAGACAATCTTCTTATCGACCCAGATTATGACAATGAGGATGACTCGTTATGGTGTGCAAGGAAATGCACCCGTCCAATCCAAGAGGTAGCCGCAACATACGGGGTTCCTGAGTCTGAGTTGCGAAAGCATCTTGATGGCAGCGAGTCTGTGCTGAAGAAAGAACCAAGGGGAAGGCGAAAGGATAGCACAAACCAGTTAGTCACATTCTTTAAGGTTTGGTCAAAAACTGGCATGGGGGATCGGTTCAAGGATTTTGATAAAGAGAACAAGGGCGTGTTCGATAGCCTTGGTAAGTATTGCTATTTAGTAATATGTGAAGGCGTAGACTTTCCTCTAAATCTCCCACCTTCAATAATGGAGGAAGAGGTTGAACCGCAAAGCGGATTGCCACCAAGTATAAATACGCGAGTAGCGTGGCCTATTCCTTTCTATGCTGATCCAAATGGTTGGCCTTTTACCATGCTGGCTTTTCACAGGAAACCCGGGTATGCGTGGCCCATTAGTCACATCAAGCCAGCAATCGGAGAACTAAGGTTGCTTAACTGGTGTTTCTCATTTCTTGCTACAAGAATTGCAACATCATGCGAGACTGTGGTGGCGATTCAAAAAGCAGCAGATCAAACAATTAAAGATCAGTTGCTCGCCCCTTCAGAAGGAGGTTTTAAATGCATTGAAATTTCTGAGTTGCTGGGACGAAGCATTAATGATGTTGTGTCTGTTATGCAGATGCCGCAGGTAACCAAAGACCTGTGGGACATTATTAGTGCCATCATGGATCAGTTTGCTCAGAGGACGGGGTTGTCGGAACTGGCTTATGGTTACACGAGATCAATGTTCCGAAGTGCAGCAGAAGCACAGATTAAAAACGAAAACATTTCTATTCGACCTGACAATATGGCGAATGAACTAGAGGACACGATGTCTCAACTGGCAAGGCGTGAAGCACTTGCCGCTAGATGGTTGTTAGAACCTGCCGATGTAAAACCAATACTTGGCAATCTAGGCACAAGTGCTTGGGTTCAAATGATTTCTAGAAGAGACATTGTTAGTTTGACGAGAGAGTTTTTGTTTAGAGTGGAGGCAGGTAGTAGCCGAAAGCCCAACAAGGCTACACGTGTCGAGCAGATGCAGATGTCAGTGCAGACTCTTGGGCCAATCCTTTCACAAATGGCTGGAGCAGGATTGGTCAATCCGTTTAATGCACTTATGAAAGACTGGGCAACTAGTCTTGATATTGATGCTGCTCCGTATCTATTACCTCCACCCGCCCCCCCTGCTGCGCCACCCGGATTACCCTCCCCCTCTGGGCAGGATGCGCAGGGTGAGGGCGGCTCACCACCACCACAACCTCCCGCTGAATTACAACCAGACGGATAAATGCCGCAATGGAAACGGCCTAACTACAAGGAGAAACAATCACACAATCTGTGGACAAGGTACAGGATAACTGTCGAAGAATACGAAAGACTAGTTAGGGGAAGCAAGGGTCTTTGCGAAGTATGTAAAACCAAAAAGGCCAGAGTAATAGATCATTGTCATGTTACAGGTGAAATCAGAGGGTACGTGTGTCATGCGTGCAACAGGGGATTAGGTTTACTAGGGGATACGGAGAAATCAGTTGAAAAAGCATACGAATACATCAAAAGAGAACGCACTCATGGAATACCCATACGACGTAGAGTCAGCGGGGGAACACGCAAAAAAACATTACAGGAAGATGATCGAAGACGGTCAGACCCCAAGGTTCGCAGAAATGTGCGCAACACAAATCGCACCCGCAACAAGCGGAACCGATAGAGCGTTGATGCAAGGTCGTCTTAATAACGAGCAGTTTGACAAGATGCCTAAAGACCAAGCACAGAAGATGATAAAGGCATGCAAGGAGGCTGGCATTAATCCTA